TATACTTTTGAAACCTGGCTTCGAGTAAATTCATACAGTAATGACAGAAAAAGAATCATTGGTCCAATTGCTTCAGAAGATGGAATATATGTTGATGGACCATCAATAGGATTAAAGATAGGTAATGAGTATGGCGCTTACTATGTTGGAGAGTGGACACGCCCAATGCTTGTTCATATGCGTGTTGGAAAAGATACGGCATCTTTGGTTATAAACGGACAAGAGGTAATATCTTTAAACTATTTAACTGAATCTCTTTCCTTGCCAGCAATGCTAAACTCAAGCGATAAGGATCAGGACTGGATAGGTTTTTATGCATATGATGATATATACCCTATAGAGGTCGACTGCGTTGGAATTTATCCATACATAGTTGCAACTGCTGTTGCAAAAAGAAGATTTGTTTTTGGACAAGGCGTTGACATCCCAGAAAACATTAATACTTCTTATAGTGGAACATCTGTTTTTATTGATTACTCATTTGCAGACTATACCTCAAATTATTCATATCCAAAGATTGGTTCATGGAATCAAGCATTTAACGATAATACATCTATCGTTAATAAATCTCTTTCCGTTTTATCTCACCCACTTCCAGAAACAATCTTGTCATCAAAAACAGAAGAAGAACTTTTATCCGACTGTAAACTTATACAGTCATCAGACACAAGGAACTTTTTATCCTTTAGACCTAATACTTCCTGGAACAGTGTTTCTGGATATTTATTTTTTAAGAATTTTGATTTTATAAATAAGCCTGTTTCTGCTTTCTACGGTTGTTTTAGATTGCCACAAACATCTAGTTCTGTACAGACTCTTTTTAAAATAGAAAAAGAAAATACAAATAGTTATTTTATGATACAACTTTTAAACAATCAGATATCTTATATTATTAATTACAACGGAACATCAGAAACCATTTATTCTCCTTTAGTTGCTGAACCAGGAGAGTTGGTAGACATAGGCCTAAATATTCCAGCATTTGTATCAAGATTTGGAAACCCAGCATCAGACTTCTTTGGATCTTTGTCAGACCTAAGAATGTATGTTGGTGGAGATAAAAATGGCCTATCAACTTTTACTGGAAAAATATATAACGTTGGAATATGCACAGCCCACAACTTTCAAAAAATTAGGTTTTTGTTTAATGAAATAGGAGTTCCAATTTGGAACGAAGATTTGTTTGCTGTTTATCAAAACAATCAGTTAATTAATATAGACGGAGGAATAGACACAACATCTATGCCACCTTACGGAGGTTTAACAGACACAGCAAACGGAGCACTTACTGGTGGAGGAGTAGTTGTTGCTGAAGAAGACTCTCTTTTAGATCATGTTGCAAGTTACACTCTTTTGCCAGAAGTTGTTTTTGATACCTACAAACTAACTGTATCGTCAAGCGCATACTGGGAAGATCAACTCCCTTTGACATATTTTGCTGAATCAGTTCTTGATAAGCGAGGGGACCAATATTTTGATCTTGATTTTATTCAGTTCAATATTGATTACCCAATTCCATCAAAGACCATAGCAATAGAAACAGAGCCAGAGGCTTGGACATATGCAGAGTTGTCAGATGAGTACGGTACACCAGTTCAAAGGACATATACATCATTAGACAACTACCTGTTTACTGGATATAATGATTATGACGATTTAAAAAATAAAATAGCAAAAGACTATAGGTACGATACAGACGGAGCAATTGTAAAGACCTACGTAACTTTTCAGTATACAGAGTTGGGCGCAAACCAAACATATTATTATTTTACAAAAACAGAAAGACCCTCAAGGAATGGAGTATTAATTCCTGGATCAGACTGGATGACAACAAAATATGAAGTTGTAGATAATATGATTATCTATCCACCAACTGGGGTAGATTTTAATGACTTGTCTCTTGTGACACACATAGAGATGAATGTAAAAGATTCACAGACAAACAATGTACTAATTAAAAAACTTTCTTATGCATCCCAAGCACTAAATGAATCTGATGCAAGTCCAATTGGAACAAGGTTTGGAACATCTATTTACCCATACACTAAAACTGGAATATATTATAATTTTAAAAAGAACAATCCTTTTGCAATTTACACAGGATCATCTCCATATTTGTATTTAACAAAAACAAGCGGTATTCAGTTAAAAGGAAAGTATGACCCACTAGTTAACAGGGGTCTTGTAATTCCTGTAAATGAAAGCAGAGCAGAAGGTTTTAAGGCTATAGCAATGCAAATGGCTGTAAGGTTTGACGGAGACTATTTCCCATACGCACCAACACAAATATTTGAAATAGAAAGTAAAGACTCATACATAAAGTTCTATATGGTTGCCAACGATCCTTCTGGACGCAGAGCAAAGATCTATGCTATAGACGCAAAGACTGGTCTTGTTCAAAATGGTATTGGATTTTATTGGAACGGCAAAGTAGTAAAAGAGCCAATCATAACCCTTCAAGAGTGGGGATTCCTTGGAATCAACTTCTTAAACAGCCTTAACTTTTCGTTTTTTGAAGGGGCAGTAAGATTGACTGGCCCATTACTATTTAACAGCATATCCTACTATCAGTCTACAAACCTGCAAGAAGTCCAAAATGTTGCAGAAAGACCATGGTTTAGAGTAAAAGTTCTAGGTTCTTATCCTCTTGATTGGGAGTTTTGGGATAGTCCATCGTTTAATTGGAATAACGTTCTTGTCCTTTCAGAAACAAGTTATTATGGAGTAGACCCATCAGATGTTTATAAGAGTTATACAGGAACAAACAAAATCATTGTTGATGATGAAAGAACGGTTGATTTTGGGGAATACTCTTACACTATCTTTACTGACGTGAAATGGAACCAGTTCGTAGAGACCCCAGCCTAATATGGTATACTTGTAGTTATGGATTCACTTATAGACCCAAAAACTGGTCAACCAATTGTAAAAAACGTTAGACGTCAAGTCATAGAAAAGAACTATGACTGGGGTCTTTATGTATACAAGAAGGCAAATGGAAAATGGTTTACAGATGGAAATGGATCTGTACTTAATATTCCTTCAGATAAGAACGACATCTCTAGAATGGCAGAACTAAAAAAGACTGCAATGCATTACGGAGATCCAGGAGATGGTACATGTGTGTTTGTTCCAGGATTGACAAGAGTAAGCGAAGAAGAATACTCAGAGCAGGTTGATCGACTAAATGCTGGATTAATCCCTTCTCTAAATGATCTGGGTGCTGTTCAGGCAGCAAAAGATACTATTGCCAAATATGGAGATGAGGATTAATCATGGAAGACAATGAGTACGAAATCGGCGCAAGAATTGATGAAGCAGCAAAGAAAGATGAAACATTTGCAAAGTCAGATCCATTTAACGGCAACTGGGATTCATTAAAATCTCTTGACGGACTAGATGCAAATTTCAAAAGACGAATAAGCAGATCTTCAACAAAGATGGTTGAACCAACAACCCAATATACAACTGCAGCACTTGCTGGAAAAAGCGGTATTGATGGAGCACAATCAAAAGAGATAAACCCAGGACTAGTGTATGTAAACGGTTACGGAATGTTCGATGTAATCACACCACCATGGAACCTTTATGAATTAGCAAACTACTATGATACATCTTTTGCTAACCACGCAGCAATTGATGCAAAGGTAGAAAACATTGTTGGACTTGGCTATGAGTTTAAGGTTTCTCAAAGAACAATGCTTAGACTTGAATCATCAGAAGATAACAGCGCAACACAGAAAGCAAGAAAAAGAATTGAAAGAACAAAGATCGAGGCAAGAGATTGGCTAGAGTCACTTAACGACGATGATTCATTTACAGCAACTATGGAAAAGGTTTACACAGATCTACAGTCAACTGGAAACGGTTACCTAGAAATTGGAAGAACTACTCGTGGAGAAATTGGATACGTTGGACACATACCATCAACAACAATGCGAGTACGAAGAATTAAAGATGGTTATGTTCAGATTATTGGAAACAAGATTGTTTACTTCCGTAACTTTGGAGCAAAGAACCAAAACCCACTAACAACAGATGCTAGACCAAACGAAATTATTCACTTTAAGCAATACTCACCTCTCAATACATTTTACGGAGTGCCAGACATTATGTCGGCTATTAACTCACTACACGGAGACTCACTTGCTTCACAATATAATATTGATTACTTTGCAAACAAGGCAGTACCACGTTATGTTGTAACGTTGAAGGGTGCGAAACTTTCTGGAGATGCAGAAGACAAGATGTTTAGATTCTTACAAACAAGTCTCAGGGGGCAATCGCACAGAACGCTATATATTCCACTTCCAGGTGATAGCGAAAACAACAAAGTTGAATTTAAGATGGAGCCCATCGAAGACGGTATACAGGACGGCTCATTTAAAGAGTATCGTAAACAAAACCGTGATGACATCCTTGTAGCACATCAAGTGCCACTATCTAAACTTGGGGGTGGCGATTCTGGATCTATTGCAGCAGCACTTGCACAGGATCGCACCTTTAAGGAACAGGTTGCAAGACCAGCGCAAAGACAACTTGAAAAAATGATCAACAAGATTATTCGTGAAAAGACAGATATTATTGAGTTTACATTTAACGAACTAACACTGACAGATGAGATTGCTCAGTCTCAAATTCTTGAGCGCTATGTTAAGAATCAGATTATGACTCCTAACGAAGCAAGAGTTGTTTTGGACATGCCACAAAGAGATGGTGGAGATGAGGTCTTAGATCTAAGTCCAGCATCTGCAGCAGAGGCAAGAACGACAAGATCTAGAGATGCAGAAAGAACCAATAATAATTCTGACAGTACTTCAACAGTTGCTGGAAGAGCCCCAAAGGGAGAGGGACGACAAACTCCTTAATGTCCAATATGTCCAATATGTGATATATGTACAAAAAGGGGTTTATAATATAATGGTGAGCAATATATCTAAAGCCCATTGGAATACTGATGGGAATAATCTGCGTCTTTCTATGCCACTTACCAAAGTGGACAAGGAGCGTAGAATCGTTTCTGGATTTGCATCTTTAGACAATGTTGATAAGCAAGATGACATTGTAACAGCAGAAGCATCAATGGATGCGTTTGCAAAGTTTCGAGGTAACATCAGAGAAATGCATCAGCCACTAGCAGTAGGCAAGATGGTATCATTTAAAGCAGATAAGTATTTTGATCCAGAATCAAAGAAGTTTTATAACGGAGTATTCGTGTCAGCATATGTTTCAAAGGGTGCACAAGACACCTGGGAAAAAGTTCTAGATGGAACGCTAACTGGTTTTTCTATTGGTGGACGTATGAACAAGTGGGACGATGGGTTTGACGAGAAGTCAGACAAGGCAATTAGAATTATTAAGCAATACGATTTGATTGAGTTGAGTCTTGTAGATTCCCCAGCAAATCAGTTTGCAAACATTGTATCTGTTGAAAAGGTTGACGGAGTAGATGTTGTTAAAGGTGACGAAACAGTTTTAGAAAATGTTTTTTATGATAAAGAATCAGGCATTGTTATGGTTTCAGAAAATGAATCAGAGTTAAGTCCAAGCACAGGCGAGCAAATGGCAAATATAGGTTTCGTTGAAAAAACAGATAACGAAAAGATAGACATGATAAAATTCTTAGTTGATAGTGCTAAAGGCATTAATACTTCTAAGATTAACAAGGAGGTACAACCTATGACAAAATCAAAAACACAAGTTGAAAAGACAGAAGTAATTGAAGATGTTGTGGTCGCTCCAGAGGCAGATGCATCAGTTGCAGAAGTTATTGAAGAAGTTGCTAAGGCAGAAGAGGTTGAGACAACAGATGTTGTCAAGGCAGAAGAAGTTGTAGCAGAAGAGATTGCTAAAGCAGAAGATGCTGAAGCAGTTGAAACAGTAACAGAAGCAGTTGTAGAAGTATCTAAGTCAGAAGAGGTAATTGCAGACGCAGTTACTGAAATGAAAAATACTCTAGAATCAGCCTTTAGCGATCTAGTGTCAACAGTAAAGTCTTTGCAGGCAGAAGTAGAACTTCTTAAGTCTTCAAAGGTCGAT